CAAGAAGTCTACTCAGAGTACATTACAGCTCACGAACCGGCACTGACATCTCGTAAGGCGTATATGAAGTGGATGCATGGTTTGCTGACGGTATTGTCAAAGAAGGTTGGAAGCCCTATGCCCTCATTCAAGGGATACGCTCAACATATTGCGTATTTCAAGAGCGGTTGCTCTAAAAAGACGTATCATGGAAAAACATGTCGCAAAACTGCTGGGGGTCGCACGAAGGACCGAGATCACCGCAGGACGTTCCGCATAAGTCATAAAAGATTGTTGTAATACAACAATGCCTACGACCGTTGAAGCTCTTTTCCGCCTAGCGGTCGTCAAAACCCTTCTCCAAGCGAAGGATCCAATGATCTCGTTCGTGAATGAGGATGGTAGTCTCTATGTGACTGACGGCACAGTAATCAAGCGTCTTGCCCTAGATGGAACAGTTACTCCATTCGCTGGAACTCCTAGACAATGGGACGCCCTCCCCCAAGACGGACCCGTCGCAACTGCGACGTTTCAACACCCATTTGCAATCGCAAAGGGTCCCGATGGTGCTTTATATGTAGCAGATAGTGACTACATTCGGGTCATTCGAGACGGTCAGGTAACGACTCTTGCCGGACATAAATATACAGCGGGCGAAGGTGATAGAGTCGATGGTGTTGGAGCCGCGGCAAAAATTGACGTTGCAGAAGACATCTGGCTTGAACCGGGTGGTCGGATTATGTTCTGGGACGAAGACGTTCTTCGTTCAGTGTCGACAGATGGAACAGTCACTACGATCGCCAACCCGGATGATCCTTTGTGGGACGTAGAATCGGAAAAGCACCGCCCTCACCAGATAATCGATAAACGAGGAACTCGTTTTTTTCCACCCTTTTCCGATGAGACGGCCATTGAACTGGAGAATAAGGACATAGGTCCCGGCATAATGGGATATGGGGAAATCATCGACGATTGGTCCATAAAAACTAAAGACGGACCTATTGAAGATGCTACGTTCCACAGGATAAGGTCGTTTGCGTACGATAGAGAGCGAGATATCGTGTACTTCACCGACGAAGATTCTGTTCGTCAAATCCAATTTGGTCCATCCGTTGCTATGACCCCTGTACTTGTGAAGCGATCTGTTATTGGATGGTCCGATCCGCTTACATACTCTCCAAATAAGTCAGGTGACGGGGTGATAAAACATACATACACTGCAAATGGGGTTCAACACACGATGTACTTTGACAAAGATACACTTGAAACCTGGTGGAACACAAGACCGGCAAACAAAAACGTAAATCCACTGACACGCCGCAAAATGCTACCCGAAGAAACGACAGTGGGTATTCTGCAGGTTGAAGAAGATGACGATGCAAACAAACCACCGGACGGTGGTCGTAGGCGTAAGCGTCACCGCAAGACACGGAGGGTCAAGCGTCGTGCGAGTAAGATGAAGAAGATGACTCGTAAGCAGTCTACTTCGCCTTAGGTTTGGTTTGGTTTGCAGTAGCAAGTCGAATATGTTTTGCAGAGTAGACGTCGGCCCTCTTCTCCTTGGCGGTCTTCTTGAGTTCACGACGTGTCTTGGGGGGATCCATTATGAGGTCTCTTACCTAGACCCACATACTTCCGTTTTAGTGCTTGCGGGAGCGGCGCGTCTTGCGGGAGCGACGGCGACGGCCACCGACACCCGCGGCATCGTGCGCCGGTGCGGCAATGCTCGCATTATTGGGGCCCGCCGACGAGAGATCGGTGCTCGCGCCAAAGTCCGAGTAGGGCGTCACATCACCACCACCCTTGTACGATTTCTTCGCCAGCTTGAGGACCTGTCCGAACTTCAGTCCCTTGTGCGACTTCATCGTCTTCTTAACGTGAGCGAGCCACTTGTTTGCCATTTTGTTTAGTTAACAAGAAGTTATTGTAGTCCAGCTGGTTTTTCAACGAACCCCGGGGCGGACCGAGGGCTGTCAAAAAGGAGCCACTGACATCCATACGCGAACGCAATGGAGGGATCTAACGCCGCCTTTCCAAACGTAGGATCAGGTGCAACAATAGATATGGCATTGCGATTATAGGCGACGAGCTCGACCTGGTCGCGGGGATGCATTGCCTGACCGTAGAGAAGACGACGCAACTTCGAATCGCCCCATGACAGATTAATCAGTTCCCCTAGTTCGGATCCCTGCACGTTGTCAGACACGAGAATGACCCTGTTCTTCAGTTCGTCCAGAGGAGTTGTTACATCCACGCCAGTTACAAGATGACGGCGGACAGTTGTCTTGAGGCAATCCGCAGCTTGGTTCAAGGTGACATTGTTGGATGTATGAGGGACGATCGACAGAATGAACGGATCCGAGCTCGACGCCCATGCCTGAATGAGATCAACACATACCGAATCGAACGTCCAATAGTCATACGCATAATCGTATCCAAGGTTCAAAGGATTCTTGGCTACGATGGGCTTGCCGTTCTCGTCTGCATACAGGTGCACCTCCAGAAGACGACGTCCAGATTCGACAACAATCTTGGCATTCTCGAAGACACCTCCCGTTACGTAGTAGTCACAGAGACGCTTTCGTCCGACTTCCTCCTCAAAGTCTTCCTTATCGATAGCATCTTGCCAGACTGTATATCCCAGAATTCCAACAAGCGCTACACCGATTGCGTACTCCATTACTTCTTGCTGGTTTCTATTTTTGGAACTCTAAACAATAGTTGCCTAAATCCATTGATAACATCGTCGGGGATCCGTTCCAGCATGGGGATCTCCATCAGGCATGCGCGATGAAAATACAGACAGTACATTCCACATTCCGAGTCCTTGAACTGGTGGCGAGTTGCATTGAATGTCATCTTCATCGGTTGTGAATGATTTCCTGTTGCGTCCCATTGCGTCTTCCATCGTTTCATCAGAGTCTTGATCTCCTTCTCAGGCGAGTGAGCGTATGAATCAAAGTACGTGACGCGAGGATACTCAAGCTCGGGGCGTACGTCGCAGAACAACGCAATCCAATGCTCTCCTGGACCGTCATGGGGGTCAGTATTAAAGACAATGCCGATCTGCGTGTGCCCCTTCTTAACAAGCTCAGGAAGCTTCATACTACACAGTGTACTGACTATACATTCCTGGGTCTCTGACTTAAGATCAAAATCAATTGGGATGCAGCCGACAAAGAAATAGTGCGGGAACAGCTTCATGTAGTCCTTCTCTACATGGTCGATATCGTCTGACGACAGCCACTCATATCGATTGACCGACCACTCTTTCGGAGCTCTAGGCCTCTGCATCAACGAAGATACAATGCACTCCGCAGATCCCGTCGAGCACTTGTCATGAAGACGATGTTGGATATTCGTCCACATTTCTTCAGAGGTCCCCTTGGGAACAGGGTCTTCATTCGGATGTTCTTTATTATAGACCGTACGGAGTCGTTCGATTTCGTCCGCGTCGAGCCAAGACATCCTTGTTCTAAAACGGATACTATTAAGTCAAGAGAAGAACAACACACAATGGATACCCTCAAGCCTGTCCTCTCTGCCTATGCCGATATCACTCGCCGGCTCAATGACGTTAACGCGGCCGCAAGTGGCTTGCGTGACGAGCGTCGCACAATCGAGTTGGATCTCGCAGCACTCTATGCAAATTCTCGCGAGGCACTCCCGGACAAGATTAATCTATCGAGCTCTGGAATGGTCTTTGCAGTCAAGCGTCCAAACCAGTGGAAGAAGGGTTGGACGCTCTCCAAGAAAGAGCTGAAGGGATATTTGGACGAGCTCCTCCCCGAGCATGGGGAGGATCTAATGAATGAGATTGTTAGGCGCCAAGAGGCTAAGATGGTGGAGACGGATTACGGATTTGAGCTGAAGATTGCGAAGCGAGATTGAGAGTATTCTCCATCTCCTGAAGTGCCCGCTGAATATCTGCCAGATGACGTTTTGCTTGGTCCAGGTTTTCACGTGGGAGAAACCCACTCTGGATACGCGTAAGATTACACACAAGGGAACCATTTGTGCTTAGCAGACGAGAAGCCAGAGTGAAGAAAGGCTTCACCATCAACGTGATATGACATTTTACAACACATTATTTTTAAGTGCTATCGTCCACCCTCTCGACAAAGTAATTCAATAATTTGTCGGACATGTCGCGGACACTGAACTCCCATACGCCGTTCCAGTTTGGGCGGATGATCTTTCTAACATCTTTGATACCGTCTAGGATGATATGGCGATCCACATACTTGCGATTCACGTGCGTTCCGTGATAGAGATGATATACGGCGCCTGACGTACACGTTATCTTCGGCTTGGGGAGCTTGTCGAACTCTTGATACGCAGGAACCAGCGCAGGTTTAAGATAGGTAACCGGGAACTTGACACTCAGCCACGCAGCAGCAGACAGAGTGTCTCCGCTTCCTGTAATACCATATTGAAAGAAGCCAACCTTTCTGAACCACTTGCGAGTGAAGGCCCATGCGAATCCCGGATGAAGCTTGTGATCGAATGTCTTTTTCTTATCCATGTAGATGACAGACTCCCGTATCTGCGATACCTTTGTGTACGTGAGATCAAGCCACACTGCGGTCGTGAATGGCTGAACGACATCGTGATCCCATAGCGCATCTGATACCTCTGCATACCAATTGGGGTTCCCAAATATGATGTCTGCATCCATAAACATGACCTTGGAGTAGTACCATGGAATCTTGCTCTCAAGGAGGGCACATAATCGCTCCTTGTGGAACATATGCGACTTGGCCCATACGTGGAAGGCGTCCTTGATCTCTGGCTCACACTTATTGAAGACTAACTCAAGAGTATAATAGGGAATCTTTGCAAGCTTCAATTTTTCAATCGTATAGAGATAGTTCATCAGCATCCGCTTGGACTTTGCCGGATTAAAGAAGACAAACCCAATCGCCATGTCCCGTTTCCATGCCGGGTAGTATCGTGTGCCGGATACATCGATCAATCCCCCGGGGTGGACTTTGGGAGGTGCGTCTGGTAGAGCAGTGTACTCCATTGACTGAGCTGCCCCCATTGTGTAGGAAAACGGATAAAAGATTAGGCATCAAATCACAAACCAAATGTCCGATACGTACTCGCCGTATAATGCGCGTAACAGAGCGTTCACAGAAAAGGATATTCATCGCATCTTGCATCGACATGGATTGCCGCATTATCGTGTTGCAAATCCTCGCGTATTTCAGACTGCGATGGTTCACACTACATACGTTAAGCGATCCGAATATACCACACCCGATGGACGACCGGCGTCTCTTGCGCCATGTCCCTCTGGCGTCATGCCGCTGCAAGATGAATCGTATGAATGTTTGGAGTTTGAGGGGGATTCTGTGCTAGGCGTATGTGTTGCAACCTATCTGCGTCGCAAGTATCCGGACAAGAAGCAGGGGTTCTTGACAGATGCTCGTAAGGAGCTTGTCAACAACGAGCGTATTGGTGTATTGTGTCAGCAGGTGGGATTGGATGTATTCTATGTCATTTCTCGTCACAATGAGGAATCGGTTGCAATCAATGGTAGGAAGAATATCCAAAAGCTTGGGGATATATTTGAAGCATTCATTGGTGCCTTGTGGACTGACTGTGGTAACCGATTCAATATCGTCTATACATTTGTCACGAATGTGATGGAGGCATATATCGACATCCAGGATGCCGTAACAACAGTCACAAACTATAAGGACATCTTTCAGAAGTATTGTCAACGCGAGTTTGGAGCTACACCCACGTATCAAATGCTGGCTGCAGTTGCGGACTCAAAGGATATTCGCGTTGTTGTGATGGAAGGGTCATCTATTCACGGACGAGGACAAGGATCAACGCGCAAGAAGGCCGAACAGATGGCGGCCAAAGAAGCACTGGAGAAGTTCAATGCTTTGCCCTCTGTGTAACCACACGCCCGTTTCGTCCACACGTGAAACGCTTGAGCGTCCGTCCGTTCTTCTGCAATACAGACTTGACACAAATCGCAATCGGACCTTTTTCGTTTTTGATTGTCTTGCGGACCTTCTTGATGCACTTGCAGAATCTCTGTGTCTGGTTCAGTCCGCGACCGCCACCGCCAGGCGACAACGAAAAGGACGAAAGCGGTGCATCGACCAGGATCACCCTATCTTCAGATATGAAGGAGATAGGGACTAAGAGCTTAGGTACCGTCTGAAGTCCTTGCGCTCGAAGCATGATGATTTCTGGGGGATTTACATCTACAAATGTTCCCCTAATCTTGTATCCAGCAGCTTCAAGTGTTGCTTGCGCTGCTGCATCAATTTCAAATGCAGTCCATTTACCTCCGATCGTCGCAATTACACGAGCAAGTACGTTCGTCGCATCAGACTTTTCTCGAATCTCAATACTTACCTTCTTGTACTTGTTCGCTGCGACCCACTGTTCCCACGCGGCTACAGTGGAAGGTGCAGATACCTCGGGATTTGGAATCGGTACGTGTGGGGGAGCTTCACCTGCGTCGAAGAGTTCTTCAATAAACTGGTGAATATGCATAGACATTTCATTTGTTGGAATTGTAGCATCCTTCCACAGCGTCGACAGTTTGGTCGAAAACACTCCAATAGCCTCTGCTGGTACGAGTCCAAATGCCCCTAGAGACGGTGCCATGGACGCCACGTCGTAAAACTTCATGAATCTGTGACTCGTAGTATCATCTGTCAACTTGATCGGACATGTCTCAAGTAGGTCACACGGCCCCTTAAACTGAAGATATTGACGCAACGCCAGCCTATTTGCAACCGTCCTCATGTTCCACCGCTTAATGAAGTTCTTGAACCCTTTAATTCCGACAGCAGCGCGTCCCCAGTCGTGCATGACAATCCGGTCACCCATCCATGCAATGTTCCCGAAATGAGCGTCTGTATGAACGACGTTTTCGTCATTGAGATATGCGACAGCGTGAAAAAGTTTACGAAGCTGCGCGCGGACGACTGGCTTCGGGCGCCTCGACCGCCCGACGTCCTCATCCTGACGAGTTGTAATGAAATTAACCTTGTCTGCCATTACGCCTGGCATGGCAACCATATTATCACACCGTATAGGCTCGTCACCCGCAAACCGAGGAGCGCCCATAATGTCAGACACCTTAAACAGCGGAGTACATGTTGCAACCGCAACGTTGAAGAACTTTTCAATCTCCTGGTCTGGGTGCTTTTCTTGGATTCGTCGAATAGCCTGCTTCACCTCTCCTTGGTTTGCAAGTTCATTTCCATCAGGTGTAACCTTGTCCGTGATGCGCGAGACGTAGTTGCCCGGGGGAATATCCGCGGGCGTCTGCGTCCCAGGAGCACACCCAACTGCAGGCGCGTAGACACATGTATCGGCACCTTGAGCTAAAAACGCTCCACCTCGCCTCATTGTGTCAAACACAGAAGAATATATCCTCGCAAAGAATAAACATAATGGGCGGTGGTCTTCTTCAGCTCGTTGCATACGGCGCACAGGATGCCTACATCACTGGAAATCCGCATATCACCTTTTGGAAGGTGCTCTACAAGCGTCATACGAACTTTGCGATGGAGGCGTTTCGTGTGAACTTCACCGGCAAGCCGCAGTACGGACAGCGCGTCGTCGCCGTTATCAACCGCAACGCCGATCTGATGTATAAGACGTATCTGGAGGTCGTTCTGCCTGACACGACAGCGGCCAGTGGCGGAGTCACCACTGGCGACGTTCTCTGGACGGGTGACGCCCAGCGCCGTCTCGGCTACGCCCTGCTTAAGAAGCTCGAGGTTGAGATCGGAGGTCAGATCATTGACACTCACTACGGTGAGTGGCTCTACCTCTGGGAGAACCTGACGTCGTCGTACGACAACTCGTGCAAGCTCGACGCGATGGTTGGCGGAACCCTTGGCGGTACGGCTACGACGCTGACGTCGTGCGGAGGCCGTCCGGGCGTTCTCTACATCCCGCTGCAGTTCTGGTTCTGCCGTAACCCGGGACTGGCGCTGCCGCTCATCGCCCTCCAGTACCACGAGGTGCGTCTTAACATTACGCTGGCCGCTTCGACTGATCTCGTCAGCAAGGGATCGTACTCGTCCGTGGCTGCGGCCGCGGCCGCGCTGCCCCAGCTGAAGGACATGGCACTCTACATCGACTATGTCAATCTGGACGTGGACGAGCGTCGCCGCTTCGCCCAGCAGTCGCATGAGTATCTGATCGACCAGCTCCAGTTTGGTCTCCAGCAGACACTGACGAACGCGTCGAGCCGCATCGATCTGACGCTGAACCACCCTGTCAAGGAGCTGGTATGGGTCTTTCAGGATGCCCGGCGTACGGATTGCGCGTATGCAAACGCATCTCTGTCCGACTTCACTGGACCCGGATACACACAGCCGTTCGTGTATGACGATATCGTGAACCGCTGCCGCCTGCAGATCAACGGACAGGACCGCTTCGACGAGCGCTACGGCGACTACTTCTGGAAGGTCCAGCCCTACCAGCACCACTCGGGTGGCGGTTTCTGGCCTACTCGCCAGGAGTCCAACGCAGTGACTGTGACTGGAACACCCATTGCCGGTCGTGTCGCCTTTACGCTGAACGCGGCCACTGCCACGAGCCATACTTACACTTTAACTTCAGGTGGCCCAATCGTACCCGGTATGCTCTTGACTGGCACCGGCGCCGCCGGTATTGTTATCACAGCAGTTTCAATCACAGATGCAACTACAGGCAGTATCACAACCGCTTCATTTGCATCGGCTGCCCCTCTCACTTACACCGCAGCAAACCCGACGGGCACAGGTGCCAATGGAATTGCTGATCTCGAGACGATCACATCCACGGGCTCTGCCACGACGACCTACCAGGTGGCTAACCCGATCAATGTGTACTCGTTTGCTCTCCAGCCTGAGGAGCACCAGCCGTCCGGAACGTGTAACTTCTCGCGCATCGACACGACCACGCTCGTGTTTGACAGCTTCAAGACTGGCAACTACCCGACCAAGGCTCGCCCGTACAACTTCCGCATTTATGCCGTGAATTACAACATCTTCCGTGTGATGAGCGGTATGGGTGGACTGGCGTACAGTAACTAAATGTTGCACCAGATCAAGGTGAATGCCCGGGTTTATTTTTACAATAGACATGACGAGTCCGCGCGGAAAGCCACCGCCTACTCAGGAACAGCTGACCCCCAATCGGGCGCCGATAGAAGCGATTCTTCGTGAAGGTGATGAGAGCGCAACCGTTACAGATCTTAGGTTTTTCACAAGTGCCGGTAAAAATATGATTATAGTAGAGGGAACCACAGACGACATGCAGGCGTTGAAGAGAGCCGCCAATGAGGCAGAGTCCAACGGGCTTGCTCCCATAGCAGGTTGGTTGACAGATAGATCGCCAGTGTTCGTTAATACCGCACCTGACGCTCCTGGTGATCCTACAGCGCCTGGCGGTCGTCGCCGTCGGAAGTCTGTTCGTCGTCGTAAGCGCAGAACTACTCGCCGTTAACGACCCGAGCTCGTCTTGGTGACCTCGATTACATTGTGAGCCGCCAGTTCTGACTTCAACTTCTCCAAATACAAAATAGCATCCATGTGCTCCTCTTGCGCGTGGATGATCCACTCAAGGATAGAAAGGTCCTTACGATCAAGGTCCGTTCCATACTTTGCCTTCCCAAACTCAGACCGCTGCTTGAACTTCTCGATAACGGCCGTTACAATGCTATCCATTTTATAGAATAAGAGTGTCGATGCTGAAAGTCTTTCTCGTTTGTCTAGTGGTTGGATGTGTACTGATTGTACTTTCCAGTCCGATCACGTACTTCAGAAAAGAAGCTCCAACTACACGTTTGTATTCGGAAGGCACCCGTGAAGTCCTAAGGTCTGTTGCAACATTATCGGCGCCGGTTGACCCGGGCCAGGGCATCTTACGTGGTCTCGACCAAGGATATGTCCCATTTCGTGTGAGATGACATACTGACGATATCCATCCAAGTCCTGACCGCTCCTTGCGGTTCCATGTTTCCAACGATTCTCGTTGATCCACATCTGTCGACCACCGAGTACAGCACATGACAGGTTGTCATTGCACCCTGCCTTCTTTAGTCCCGCAGCAGAGGTGAGATGGATCGTTACACGAGGATTCGACTTCACAGCTACAAAATGATATCCCTTTGACTCCCAACCGTTCGGGTCAGCAAGACATATCGCCACGTCTCTTGCAAAGTCTGCGAGCGGAAAGTCTACGTCGTTATCGACGACGACCGAGTACGTGATACGCACCATTAAAAATGAACGTGATTTTATTAGACGACAAACAGTAGAATGCCCCGTTGCTCGTGTTGTAAGAAGAAGACCCATCTGGAGTTCAAGTGCGAGTGTAGTGAAAAAGTGTTCTGCGTTAAGTGTCGCGTAACCGAAGTTCACGGCTGCGAACGCGCGTATAAGCCAGTTGAATTAGTCAAGGTTATTGCAGAGAAGGTTGTAAAGATTTAAGTATCCAGAGCCGGCATTTCATCTGACTCGTCGTAGTCATAGCAGGGAGGCATGTCAGAGTCATCGACAGAGTCGAGAAAGTAGTCGATGATCCTCGTGGCTCGCCTGTCAGAGAGCTTGTACTGTGCGCCGCCGTGCTCGAGCAGCGACGCAACGATCCCACCATCGCGCCAGATCACCTCGAGCAGGAGAGTTCCTCCACATGAGGTCAGAAAGCTCACGTACCAGACAGGCTCATTGTCTGCCTGGATTACAGATCCAGTCACGTAGCGACTTCCACCGCAATAGTTGATCGTCTTGTTGAGTGCGTTAGTCAAATTAGTCAGCATTTTGTCAGATGATGTCTACTGTACTGGGAAAAACATATCCATTTTGTATAACAAATGCACTTCCTGTTCGAAGCTCTGTTGGTTGGTCTCTTTTTCCTTCCAGTGTACTGGCTTACGCAAAAATTAGGGTTCTCGAAATGGGTCACGCTGTTCCTCGCGGGCGCCTTCTTCCACGTCGCTGCCGAGCTCACCGGCGTAAATCGCGCCTACGTCTTGACGAAGGCTTGAGTTAGGTAGCGCTGGATCACCTCAAATGACGCCACGCGCTCCCCTGTGAAGTAAAGCGCGAAGCGGGATAGGTCCTCCGAATCCGAAAGACAGTATACCAATATTCTCGCAACTCGCTCCATCGTAATGTCCTCGGGTGTCTCCAGCATCCAAGAGTGACTAGGACAACATGTTGCAAACCGACCACGCGAAGGACAATCGTAAGGAGTACATCTCTCAAATGCTGTTCGCAGTGTCGACACCTTGATCGTCTTGGTCGGGATCTCGTCGATTGTGATGTTTACGGACTCCATCTTAGCTGCAGTCAGATTGTTACCTACTCACATTTCCATTTTACATGTGACGATCTGTCATGCAGACTCTTCGCGACCCTTCATGCAT